CACCGGCTCGTCGTCTCCGATGGCCGCGTACACATAGCCCCACGTCCATCCAGTGACGAGCGCATAGAATTCGACTTGGGCGAGATAGTAAGGCGGAATTCGGAGGTTGCCTTCCTCGTCATGCCAGTCTCCCGCTCGACGGTTGCTCGCCGTCTTGATTTCGAGGATTCCAAAGCTCCCGTCCTCCCTTTGCAGGATGCCGTCAAGTGACGCGCGCAGGTATGGCTTCCCGCGCATGATGAACTGCTTGTCGGTGCCGTCCGTGACGAGCATCTCGGGATGATTGGCGCGGAAACGCTTCCTGAGTTCGTTTTCCAAGGCATTGCCGCGAATGACGGCCCACTTGTCGGAGATGTCCTCCGGTTCCACGCGGCCGGTCTTCTCAAGCCACAATTCGTAAGGCGTTTTGAAAGCATTAAGGCCGAGGATCGTGCTCATGTCGGAACCGCCCACGCCGGCCTTCCTGCTTTTCAGCCACGCGAGATGACGTTCCGTCTTCTTGCACTGCCCGAACCGCTCGACCGTGTAGCGTTCCGTGTCCTTGAGGGGAATACGCTTCATTTCTTCTCCACTTTCACTTCCTGAATTTCGGCATCGAAGTAATTGACAATCAGATTTGCGATGTCCATCGCGGACATTTTGAGTCGGGTGATTTCTTCCTTGTTCTCGGCCTTGACGGTGAAAACGCCGTCCTTGCTATCGAAATTGAGTTTCATTTTGCGTCCTTCGAGTAATTGGCCTTAATGTCCATCAATTCGCCGTCGAGCAGCTTGGTGGCGAACATGTAGACCACCTTGTCGTTGGCATGGTATGCGGCACGCTGCAATGCCGAAATGGAGTCGTAGATGCCGACCAGCGCGTTCGTGATGATGGCGCGTGGGTTCTCGCACTGTTTCTCCGGTGCTGTCTCCTTGTTGGCTGTGGTTCCCTGGCTCATTGGTTCCTCCTTGTTGGCGGCTGGTTCTGGTTCTGGTTTTGGTTTCCGTTGGCTGGCGAACGGGTTCTCAGCAGGTGGCAGTATGCCTTCCTTGCGGAGCGTGGCGAAATTGTTGCGTACCGTTTTCTTGGATTTGCCGACACGTTCGCTGATGATCCGCGCGTATTCAGCCGGGTCGAATGCGACGCCTTCGTTTTGGAGTCTGACTGTTTCCTCACGGATTCTGGCCAGCGTGTCCGGTGATTGCTTCGCTTTTTCCCTGTCCGATGGGTTGAATGGTTTGCCGGTCAGCACGTATTCCCGTTCGCTGATCGTGTCTTTGGCGAGGTATCCGTCACGTACAAGGTTCGTGACGTGATGGTGGATGGTGTAGACGCTTTTTCCCAACGCTTTCGCTATGCTGCGTTCTGATGGATGGCCTGTTTTGGATTGTTCCAGCCATGTTTCGTAGACTTTCCGGCATATGACGCCGATGGGGGCGTTTGGCGCGGGTTCGGGTTTGCGGTTGCGGTCGAACAGTTCCTTCCTGTTCAGCGCGCGTAGCTCTTCCGGTTCCAACTGTTCGCCATTGTCGCGGAGTTTACGGAGTTCGTTGAGCTCGGATTCCGAAAAGGACATCATGCCTGTCACCGTGCATCCTTCCTTGTTTTCAACGTCCATGTGTGTCCGTGCCTGTCCAGCATTCCCAACATGAGCAGATTGTTCATCTGGTACAGCACCGTGCTTTTCGGCATTCGTAGCGTTCGTGCCACGTCGCTTGCGCTCACGTTTCCTTTTTGGCTTTGGCTGAGGTGTTTGAACGTGTCGAACACCTCGTCTCTTTTCTGATCGTGTTCCAAGGGTTTGCGTGGGTCGCATGCGATGGCCGCTCCTACGGGAATGCCGCTGCGTGGCGTGGTTTCGCGTAGCCGCGGTATGCGGGCGTGGTTTTCGCGGATGAACTTGTCCATGTCGATTCCTTGCTGCGTGAGGGTCGGTTTGCCGGTGTCGACGCGTGCTTTCCCGTCGCTTGTGACATTTGGACTGCTCTGTATCCGTGTCACTGGAACGAACATGCCGTTTTTCATCTCGCCACCGTCCTTTGGTACTTGTGTGCCAAGGCCCACTGTTCCGCGATTTGACGCTGGTATCTGACTTTGCGCCTGTCCTGATGGCCTTCGGGCGGTTCCACGCCGATTTTCACGTATGGCGGGCCTTTGCCGGTGCTCCGCCAGTTGGCGAGGGTGCGCACGCTCATACCGAGCATGACGGCAAGTTCGGCTGGCGTGAGCAGATCGTCACTCATGGTCGGCGCGTGGGCAGTAGCGGTCGATGAAGTAGGTCTGGCCCTTGCCGGTGACCTTCGCTGTTCGGTTGATGGTCACGTGGCCGTCCGAATGGGTGATGGCGGTTTCCTTGATGCGGAACAGTCCCAAGTCCATGGCCTTCTGTGTCGGCACGTTGCGGTTCGAGCCGGTCTTGCCCAAGTAGCCGTCCTGTCGGAGGATTTCGAACATCCGGTTCTGTCCGATGTCCAATCCGTTCTGGCGCAGCATCTTCGCGAGTTCCCCGATGAGGCACGTGCCGTCCGACGCGGCCACGGCGTCCGCGAACCGGGCCTTCGGCTCCAACGCCTTGATATGCTCGGACTGTTCTGCGATGCGACGCTTCTGTTCTTCCATGGTGCGTTGGCCGATCATCACGGCCTTCGCGAGGATGGTCATGTCATCATCCACGTCCGTGGTTGGAATGTAGCCGCCGGTCTTGCGGATCTGCGGAAGCACCTCATGCGTCACCCAACGTTGGAACTCCTTCGCCTCCGGCTTCCGCGAACGCATGATGAGCTTGTACAGGCCGGGCTCAGAGATGATGAGAGGCGCACGCCCTGGCTGATTCCAAACCTCCGAATTACGGAGGTTTGTGATTTCGTCATCATCAAGAGCTTCGCGGAGATGATTTGTGTCATTGCCGAGGATGTCACATGCGTCCTTGGCGACGAACCAAGGCTCCCCCGCTTCGTCGGTCAGGGCACGTAATGATGCGCCCTTGAACTCGAATCGCTGGATTTCATTGCTCATAGGCTTTTCCTTTGCTTGTTGCGTTGCGTGCCCCACCCTGACGAGTGGATGGGGCTGAGTAGCTGGTATCGGAGTCGAACCGATGCCGTCCTTGGATTCCGAACGCCCCTTTGGCTGTTGGAACGCGACCTGAACGTGTTCGCGGCCGGTGGCGTGGCCGACTGTGATTGAAGCAGTCAGGCATAGTAAGAAAGGACCCGCAAGCACCGGAGTGCCTGCATAGATTTAGACAGGAGAAGATTGGAATCCGTGGACGGGCGAACCGTCGCCCAACCGAAGCCACGACAGAAGTGTGTATGCAAACGCCGTGGCGGATTTGTTGTTTGTCGATATTCAGTTATGTGTTCCCGCCAGCCGACATGAGTGAACGTGGATGTCCGCGAAAACATCCCTAATTGGTTTGTTTTGTTGGACTGTCGGCTGGTGGGAAGTCTTTATTCTCGTGGGGCGAACCGCACGGTCAGCCATAGGACGGTCAGAATGTAGATGATGCTGACGAGGACGGTGGCGGTCTGTGAGTCCGCCGTCCGCCAAGTGAAAAGCAGTGTCGCCGATGCGGTGCAGGCGATGATGGCGAGCAGGGTCTTGACGCGGCGGAGCGTGTAGTTCGGTTTCGTGTTTCCTGCCTGTCCGCTGTCGTGCAGTTGGTCATGGCTGGTCATTTGCTTGCTTCCATTTCCTTGAGGATTCGATTGCATTCGCGTCGGACGCGCTGCACTTCGGTCTTGGTGAGGTTGAAGTAGTATTGGCAGGTCGATGTGCGGAAGCTCATTCGAGCCATCGGCCTGCCGTCCTGGGCGGTGAAGGCCTGCATATCGAATCCGCCGTCGTCCATCCAGCTCATCGTGTGTTTCCCACCTTGTTGTTGAGCCCGTAGGCGATGTCTTCGATTTCCGCTGACGTGAAGTCCGCGAGGGTGATGTCTTGGATGCCGTCCACGAGGCTGGCGCTGCCGTCCTCATGGAGGCGGATGTAGAAGCCGCTTGATGCGAGCAGCAGGCTTCCTGTCTCGTGGAGTGTCGGCGGTTTTGGCGGGTTGAGTAGTTGGCTGGTCATTTCTGCGCTTCCTTGGCGATCGTGTCGATGATGACGTCCACGAGATCGGGCACGTCGAGGTCGACGTATCCGACGATGTGACCGAGCGAACGCCTTGCTTCGATTTCGTCCCACCCGTCGGCATAGGCCGGACGGATGGCGTCGCCCTCATTCTCAAATTCGCTGAATATCGCTTCGACGCAGGCTTTGCGCAGGTCTTTTTCGTGGGTCTTTATGTACATCAGTGCTCCTTTGGTGTGGTTTTCAGGCTTTGAATTGTTTGATGCTGTCGATTGGCTGGATGAGGAGCATGACGAGGTTTTCAGGTTCCATGTCGAGCATGGCCGCAGCTTTTTCGATTTCGTCCGTCGAGAGTGGCGTGTGGCCTTTGAGCCTGTTGTTGACGGCTCTGATTTCAAGGCCCCATGCTTTTGCTAGGTCTTTTGGTGTCTTGTCGTGTCTGGCGAGTTCCGCTTTGAGGTTTCTGGTGGCTGTTTCCGTCAGACCGGCCATTCATCCTCCTCGATTCCCTGTTTGGTGAGGCATGCGCGCCAGTCGTGCCAGCCGGGGCCGCGCATGTGGCCGCACGGGTAGTGGTCAGGGGTCTTGGTTCTTTTGGTGCTCAACATCTCTCTTTTCCTTTCGACAGTTTTTACTCTACGCAAATTCGTAGATTGAAGTCTATGAAATTGCATAGTTCTTTACAATTTGTACACAATGACTACGTAATTGGCTATAATGGAGGCATGGGTATGAAAGCAAACGAAGTGACCACATTCGCAAAACAGGTCATGCGAGAGTGCGTCAGGCTCCAAAAGGCAAGCGGCATGACCGTCAAAGATTTTGCCAAGGCCTGCGGCTTCGGCGAGGACTACTGGTACAAACGTCAGAACTTCACGCGCCCGCTCAACCTGAGTGACCTGGAACGCATCAGCGAAGTGACCGGCGTATCCATCGGAGACATCGTGATGGACTCCAAACGCCATGCCGTCGAAGCAGCCGAGAGGAAAGCGCAGGCAGGCGGTTATGGTCTTGCCGCCTATAACGCCGCTGGCAAGCAGGAGGCCATCAATGGAGAGGCTGGGCCGGATTACGACGAGCCTGCCTGACCTGCCGATCGACCGGCGCATGACATACGGCGCCATGCGCCGCGCCATCATCGGCCTGCCCGTCACCGTATCCAGCGCCATCCTGCCGGACGGACTATGGGGCTGCTACGACGCATCCAACAGCGTGATACTCATTGACAGGCGCCTTACCTACACGGCGAAAAGATGCGTGCTCACGCATGAGCTGCTGCACTGGAAGCATGGTGACGATGGTTGTGCGAACGATCGTTCGAAGCAGGAACACCGCTGCCGCACGCAGACAGCGCTCCTATTGGTCAACCCTGCCGAGCTCGCACTACTCGAACGCATGTACGAGTACGAATGGCAGATCGCCGACGAGCTCGACATAACGACACAAGTCCTCGAAGACTACCGGAGCACGCTCGCATCGGCGTAGAATCGGCTGCATCCCCCGTTCGACGTAAAGAGAGAAGAAACCAATGAGAATCAGACAGAACAATGCGATGCTTGTCAAGCTCAAGGCATGGCTCGGCAAGGACGTGAAAGTGAAGTCGGCGGTCTGCTCCGGCATCGCCGCCGTATGTGCAGTGGCGTTGGCCGTCGGAGCGGCCACCTATGCCGCCAGCGTGCATTCCGCCGCGGTCAAGGAAGCCGCCGAGACCATCGAAGCCGACAATGCCGACTATTCGAAGCTGATAGACGAATACAACAAGCTTGTGGACAAATACAACTCACTATCGGATGATTACGATACCGCCTCGGAGACGATAGACAAGGCTGACGGCATGAAGGCCGACATAAAGAAGATGGAGGCTACGCGGGACAATTTGCAGGCGCAAATCGAATCGTTGACCGGTCAGGTCGATAACGCCAAGAGAACCAGCGCTTCCGATGGCGTGTGGCAGGTCGGCAAGGACATCGACGCCGGAACGTATCGCGCGAACGATTCCGTGACGGACCGCTGTTACTGGGAGGTCTCCGTAGGTGACGACATCGTGCAGAACGACATGCCAGGCGGTGGCTACCCGCAGGTGACAGTGAGCGATGGGCAGCAGCTCAAGCTTCAGAATTGCGGCACGTTCACCAAGCAGTGACACTCTTTTCTATTTGCCCCACCAATTGTGGGGCTTTTATATTGGGTATGTAAATAAGTGGTTGGAAATTGGTAAATATCTGGTTGGACAATCAAGATGATGCCCACCGAAGCCCAACCACTAATTTAACGAATATTATCTCTAAAAATCCAACCACTTTTTAACGATAGGAGATTCGGCTTAGCGGTCTGAAATCCGTCACACCTCGACGGTCTATCCCTGTCTTGATGCCTCTTTCGCAATCCCGCTCGGGATTTTCTTCAAGGAACGAGACGACGCCCTTGGCCATGCGAGAGATGAGGCCTTCGAGCTTGATAACGCAGTCATATGCGCAGGCCTTCAAGTTTTCCGCACCAACTCCGGTATGGCCGTAGCTCGCGACGATTCCGCACTCGTTGCCTTGGACGCATACACCGATGACTTTGTAGGGGCTGTAATCCTTTCCTTTGCCCTCGATGACCGAGGACCCCGCATGGACCACAGCACAGCGCAGCTGGTAGAGGTCTGAGGCGGTGAATGCACCTCGCGCCGTTATGCCGTTGAGCTCATCGCTAATCTCGTCTTGGCTCTTCTCGTCTTTTCGCTCGGCGTTCATCTTCTCGCCGGTATTTGGAAGATCCAGGTATTTCACACACCAATCGGTGTACTTCATGCCGACGGCTTTTGCGCAGACGTCGGGTATAGTCACGACGAGGCTCAGCGCTGCAAGCAAAAGCCCTGCGTCGAAGGCTATCTCGCATTCTTCCACGAGCCTGCTGGGCGTGCGATGAATCACGGTCGGGTAGCCGTATTCGTTGGCGGCGCTTTCCAGACCACCTGAAGGCGCAGGCCTCCAGGATGCAATTTCGTCGAGTCTCGCATTCATAGGATCTCCCCTTCCTTCTCTCTGCTTCAAGCTACCGCAGATGGGGATTGGACGTGCCGATTCTTCCATTTCAGCGCATTGGCGCTGTATGAAAGAATGAAAATAATGTTACATATGCATATATGTATATTTCATGTTTGCAAGTTAGTATTTTCCACTTGCAAGGTTAATATGCACCCTTGTTTACAACATGCCATACACACATGTTTGCAAGTTAGCGTATAATGTGTTTCAGAACAAAAAACCTCCGCAGTGTTAACGGCACCACGGAGGTAAAACATGAAGCCTCACTCAAAGACTTCCGAAACCATTGTAACGCATGGCTTGGAGGTCGGAAATGGACCGTGAAATGGGATACCGCAACATGCTGGCAGTCGAAGAACTCGCAAGCCAAGGGAAACTCACCGTCACCCACAAGGGCGCACGCAGCTTCGACTTCGCTCAATACGCCCTGCTCAGCCGCATGGCATGGCTCACCGCTGACTGGCCGCTGGACAAAGCCGCCAAGGAAAAGCACATGCTTCCGCGCACCTACGCTTCCGGATGGCTCAAAATCGCCATCGATTGGGGTATGACACTTCCCCAGTCAATGGACGAGCTCGTGGCGATCGGCAATGAGCCGCGCAATCCGAAGCGCGAGCAGCTGGCTTACAACCGCATAGGCAAGATCGCCAAAAAACTCGAATCCGCAGGACTCATCAAATGCCTTCGCAAGGGCAATGTTCAGCGCAAGAACAATGCCGTGTGGCTGCTGACTATCGGCACGCCGGAGGAAAACGCCGAGGTCGAAGCCTACGTGCGACAGCACATGTACCTCTGA